AGGATACTCTACATCAAGAAATCCAAATCCTACCAATTCGGCAACAACAGGGATTACAGTTGCAACTTCTACAACAACAGACACAGCAGGAACAAGTGGAACAGGTCAAAACATTCCTCCATATTTTGCTCTTTGCTACATTATGAAAAGTTAATTATGAATAAACATACACTTTTAGAAGTTGATAGTCGTTTAAGCACACACGAAGAAGTATGCGCTTTAAGATATGAAGAAATTGGTGCAAGATTAAAACGTTTAGAAGGTATATTAATGGCAAGTGCAGGCGCTATTATTATTTTATTATTAAGCATAGTTTTAAAATAAGGATAAAAAATGGATTTATCTAAATTAACCAGCATGATGTTTCCTGTAATAGTTTCAGCTATTGCATGGATGCTATCATCACTATCAGGAATGCAAGCTGATCTTATTGATATTAAATCAAAAATGCCAGCTCTTATAACTGCTCAAGGTGTTCCTACTGATAGTCCTTTATCAGCAGAAGCAAGAGGAAAACTTAAAGAAGAATTAAAAGGTCAAATAGCAGAATTATCTATTCGTGTAAGATTATTAGAAGAACATGAAAAAACTAAAGGATACAAATAATGTTTAGCATATTGTCAGGCATATTAGGATTTGCAACATCAGGTTTACCAAGCCTACTTGATTTCTTTAAAGCTAAAGGCGATCAATCCCATGAGCGCGAAATGACTGCGTTAATGAATCAACAACAATTAGCCATGGCTGAAAAAGGATTTGCAAGTCAAGAAAAGGTTGAAGCTTTACATCTTGAAGGATTACAAGCCCAAGCGTTTGCAGACGAAAAAATAGCTCTTTATCAAAATGACACTGAAATGGCTAAAGGTGCATCAAGTTGGATTGTTAATTTAAGATCATCTGTTAGACCTGTAGTTACTTATTTGTTTGTGGCTTTATTATTGTTTGTAGATATTGCTGGGCTAATATGGGCTATTAAATCAGGTGTTGATTTTGCAACTGCGCTGAATGCAGTATTTAGTGAAACAGAAGAAGCTATATTGACATCTATTATTGGCTTTTGGTTTGGCAGTCAAGCATTTAGCAAGAAATAATGCGTATATCTGATCGTGGCATTAAACTTATTAAACACTTTGAGGGTGTTCGTAATCATCCCTATCTTGATTGTGTTGGGCTTTACACTGTTGGCGTGGGTCATCTTATTGGGAATGGTAAATCACTGCCTGAATCTTGGAATAAAACTTTTACAGACGCAGAAATAGATGCGTTATTAATTAAAGACCTTGAAAAATTTGAAAAAGGTATTGCAAAATTATTTCCTTTGTCTTTTAAATTTACGCAGGGGATGTATGACAGTTTATGTTCTTTTTCTTTTAATCTAGGATTAGGGACATTGCAGCGTTCTACTGTTCGTTCTGCTTTATTGCGTGGCGATAAAAAAATGGCAGGTGAATCTTTATTGAAATACTGTCGTGCAGGTGGTAAAGTATTAAAAGGGCTTCAAGTAAGACGGCAAACAGAATATAATTTATTAATGAAATAGGAAAAACAATGGCTACCAATATGAAATTAGAAGAATTAGAACCTTCAATCCGTCACGAACAAAAAGAAATGGTTATGATGAAGGATTGGCAAAAAGAAGAAGCTAAAGTAAACAAATTGGCTGCGGAATTAAAAGCTCACGAAAAAGCGCCAATGTCTAAAGCACACCCAAAGAAATAATGGATGAATTTAGTTTTGCATGTGTGGCGTTTGTTACTACTATGTGCCTTCTTTGTATTATCAGTTTACCTTTACGTTTCATTTTAGATTACGTTATTTGCTATTGGTAAGTCGTTCCGATACTAAATTAGCGTAACCTGCAATATCATCCCAATGGTCAGCATAGTTGGGATCACCATATAAAATTCTGCTTAACTTAACTAAAATCATGTGGATTGCTTCTTTTTGATCCGCCTCTAATTCGTTCCAGGCATTTTTACTGATAATTTCTTGAACTTTCTCAATAAACTGTGCTTTTGCCATAAAATCACCATGAGTTACTTCACGTTCTGTCAATATAGGGCTATTTCGCATTTTAAAGCCTTTTGGGGTCGAAACCATAAATATTGGATACTTGGTCAGCCAACTTATAAAAAGCTTTGCCATGGGCATCCCAATGCTTGTAACCTTTGTTATAAAGGGTTAGGTGACACATTTCATGCAATAAAGTTTCAGAAACCGTAGAAAAATGTAAACAACGACCTTTTGAGATTTCTATGGTTAATTCAGGGTCGCAATTAAAATATCCATAAGCCGAAGGATCGTTAATCACTTTCCATTTAATTTTTGTTGCTGTGGGTAAATCGTATCGGTCAAAAGGTGGCATGAGTCTAAACGCTGAATACAAGGCTGCAATATATTTAGCGCTCAATAATGTCATTTTTTAACCCTTCCAACTAACCCATTCTGATTTATCTGAATTTTCAAACGATACATCCACGTTGACAGGCATTGAAAAAGTAATGCCATGATAAGGATGCGTTATCCATAAAGCTTGCCTTGGTGGTTCAAACCCAAAGTTATTGCTATACGCATATTCACAATACCCTTTTAGCGATCCATTTACAATCAATCTTTCTAATTGTATTAATTGGTGAAAATGACCGATTATCATAGTATCGTATTCCATATCAATTTGGGCGTTTCTAGACCTCTTTTTATGGTCACCACGAATAATAGGGCCTAATGCACCAATGACTCCGTCACCGCCTCTAAATTGATCGCCATGCGTTAATAAATACTTATGGTTGTAAATAGCATATAAAGCGTCAGGGCCATCAGGTATATGAAAAGATACTCGGCTATCGGTTTCAAAGTGTTTAGCTAGGAATTGGTAGGTAAGCCAATCAAAAGAAGTAAAGTTACGACCTTTGTTTCTAATCTTGTGAGTGTTACGGCCATGATTACCGCCTACGCATGGCACAAATACTTTGCCAAAATGATCTGCCAAGGCAGATATGCACCAAATTAGCACACCAAACAAGTCTATAACTACAGGCATAATCTCTGCGTCATTGGTGGCCATCAACTCTTCGTGGATGTCACCTGATACCATATCACCGCCTAAAGCAAATACAATGCCTGGATACTTTGGATTGACCATGTGATTATTTAAAAGGTCAATAGCGACCTCAATCATTTTTTTAGCTCGCTTATGAGCTATTTTCATATTATATGAATTGACATTATTAACTTGGTTAGGGTCAACGTTTTCGCCCCAATGCCAATCTGATGCAAACAATGTAGGAACACCTGGCGCTGATTTACTTGAACCTGGCTTTGTTAGCCATGCAGGTGGTGAAGGCTTTTTTTCAGCCATTTTAAGAATTTTAGTTTTAACATAATTCTCACTTAATACGTCACGATTGAAAGCTGATATTTGTGCTTCTAGGGTTCGTATCTTATCTTTAAGGGCTACTTCAGGTGGGATGTTTGTAATCAGTTCTTTTTCTTTTTGAATTTCACCTGTCATGCCAGCTAATTTAGCTGCTTTAAGTCTAGCTTGATAACAAGCTCTTTTTAGTCCTAATGATTCAGCTGCTTTTGTTTCATTAAAATTTGCATCTTTAAAAGCTTTTACCGCCTCCAACAACTGATCTTTAGTCAACGACATATATGAGTTCCAAATAAAAGTTCAAGCATAAAAAAAGTGCCGATTAATAAACCAGCACATCCACAAAACATTAAGCACTTTACTATAAAATCTATTACTTCTTCCATTTTTGATTATCTTTATGTTTTATTTCAATAAACTTCACATCTTTCAGCAAATTTGTTCTGCCGTCAAATATTAATTTAATATTGCAAGATATTTGTCTTTCTTTATTGTTAGAAGATAGAAAACTTGCATAACCTTTTTTACCACGATAAACGTAATAATCTAATGAAACATCTTTAGGTGGGTTTTGCAATTTTGTTGGATTTAATACTGATTGAACATCCAATCCATTAAGTTGTTTGGCATATAACTCAATATTGAGCATATTTTGTTTCCTCCATTTTGTAAAAAATCATGTGCGACCATTGAACAGTCTTTTTAAGTTTAAACCATGATTGAGGTTTTGAGATTGAATTGTCGTGAAAATTAGTTGCGCCTTGGGAATAGTCAGGCTCTAACTTGTGCATGATGCGATATGCAAGATCAAGAAAGTAGGGTTTAATTTCTTTGTGTTCAGGTGGTTTGACTTTTCCATACCAAGTAAATTGATACGGCTTTTTCATTTCATTACACACCTGTTGTGGATCAAAGTCAGCTCGACGCATTAATACATAGCCAACTCCAATTTGTGCTTCTTTGCGTTCTAGATTGCTTTCCATGTAAATGGTTTGCGCTAGACATAGCAAGGCTTGGTCAATCATAAATGATCCCCTTGTGTTGTTGCCAGCGGATATTATAACATTATTCAATTTATACTCGGTTTTCCATGAGTTTTGTTTCATGTGCAACCTCTTCTAAAAATGTTTTTACTTCATTTTCCATGTCATCAATAAAAGAAGCGTCACGTTGCAACCTTGCTATAAAATATTGACTACCTTCAGGCATACGACTGTCAAAAGAAAAGAAGTCGCACCATTCAGCACCTGTGCAAGCCATCTGCGCCATCATTTGAATTTTATATTTTGTTGGTGGTTCACCAGCTTTAATATATGACCAATGCGTAGCACTATTAGGATTCTTAATTTCCAACAAATTATATGTGCCATCATTGTTTCTAATAATGCCATCAGGTGAGCAACCAAACCATTCAATTGTTTTGTGTTTTACAAAAGGCAACTCCTCAACAAAGGCTTTAGTAATTTGCTGATATGCTTCACGTGCTTTTGGTTCTTCTTCAGTCCCACGAATCATGGCTTCATTTTTAAATGTTTCTTCAACAACACCTGTGACTCGTTGAATAGCCAACTCAATTAAATAATTTTGCCGACTAGCACTTGGGCCTGTTTTAGTTTTAGCTAATATATCTGCAACCTTTGATGCTGTGACAAAGCCTCTACGCATTTCTAACCATTCTTGGCTGCCTTGAATAATGTCAGTCATTATTAGCCTCCAACTTGTATTCAGCCACTACGCAAACTTCTTTAAATCTATTCTTAACTTTTTTATTAGTAGTTGTTATTTCATAACCTTTTTTGCGTAAATTAAAAACAGTATCGGCTAATCGATAGATGCCTAATTGAGTCCATGCTTTTAATGGATCAATCTTGCCATGCGTTTGTAAATATTCCGTTAAGCGTTCTTGCTGATTCATACTATGCCTCCAATTCATTTTTACGATCAGTTAAATAAGTCTTTAATTTTGCTAAAGACACCTTGTCAAACTTTGTTGAAGCTTCTTTATAAATACCCATCAATTCATCAACGGAATCTGCTTTGTTGATTTGTTTAATAACATTTTCAAGATCATCTTGTGAAGCTGGTTCTTCTTCAGGAAGATCAGACCCACTATAAATATATAAACCAATGCCAAAACAAGCAATACATTTTGCAAGACATCTCATTGAGCTGTCAGATATTTTACGAGCATCAGGATTTTTAATAGCTTGATTGCGATGATCCATAACAGGTAATTGCATTTTCATGGTTTTACCAAGAGCTGAAACATTGCAATAAACCATCATAGTATCGTTATAAGTTTTTGGTTCAGGAAATTCCCATGTTGCCATAGGATCATTTTGAAGTAATGTATCAACTGCCCATGCCCATGAAAGATATGTTAAGTTGCCTTTTTTTTCCGTATATTCATTAACGTTAATCTTTCTTAATTCATTATATGTAGTCATCTACCGCTCCTTAATTGTTTTGCTAATTGAATAGCTTTTCTAAATTTAAATCCTTTTGAGTATAAAAAAATAACATCCCTAATATAGTTAATCATAGGAAATCCCCATGTGAATGACCCATGTCATACATTTCGTCAAAAGGGCCTTGATACACATTATTTTCTTGGAACTTTTTTTCTGTAATATCCATCGCTTTCTCAAACAAAGTATTACTTAATGATTTGGCAAAGATATTAACGCTTAACATATCGCCACGTTCATTAGCCCAATATATAGCTCTAATCGTGCCAGCTATTTGGTCTAGGTCTATTTGATTAATAATTTCCAACGGATCAGTATCTATTAAGTCTTGTGCATATTCTTCGTGCATATTCATATTAAGCTCCAAAGTGTTTAGAAAGGATTGGGAATAAAACATACAACCATAAAGCCATGTAAGCCAATGTGGCAGTAGCAAAGATGCAAGATTTGATAAAGTCGTGTTTCATAATTCCTCCATAAATATAAAAAACTACACTTGCATAATAACAAATTGTTATGTAGAGTCAACACATATTTAACAAATTGTTAGATTATTTAAGAAAAGGGCAAAATAGATGAAAGATTGCGAAATTATCGAGTTTTACGGAGGTTCAAAGGCTTTGTGCAAGCTTTTAGGCCTGGAGGGTCAACATTCTGAAATAAGGGTGCATCAATGGAAAAAACGAGGGATTCCAGCGGCCATTAAGCTGAAATACCCTGAAATCTTTCTAAAACGCAAATTTAAAGAATAGAGGCTATATGCACTACTTTCAGCACAATATAGCCGATTACCGAAAAGACACCGCTCATTTAACTTTACTTGAACATGGCGTATATAGGCAACTGCTAGATCAATACTACCTAAACGAAAAACCTTTACCTTTAGATCAAGATAAATTGATGCGGTTACTTTGTGCCAGGTCAGAAGGCGAAATAAGGGCAGTTTTAAGCGTTTTGAGCGACTTTTTTGAGAAAACGGAGCTAGGGTATATCCATAAACGATGTGACGCTGAAATCGAGGCATTTCAATTTAAACAGGTTAAGGCGGTTGCAGCAGCTAACAAAAGGTGGAATAATGCAGACGCATTGCAAACGCATAGCGAACCCAATGCTAACCATAAACCAATAACCATTAACCATAAACCATTAACCAATATAAAACCATTGTCCGATTTTGATACATTTTGGATTGAATATCCTAAAAAAGTAGGTAAAGAAGCAGCTAGGAAAGCTTGGTTAAAAAATAAGCCTGATTTAGATACAGTTCTTAATTCACTTAAATGGCAAAAGGTTAGTCCGCAATGGTTTAAAAACAATGGCCTTTATATACCCAATCCTAGCACTTGGATAAACCAACATCGGTGGGAAGATGAGAAACCAAACGAAGGGAGTCCGTTTTGATAGAAACAATTGAGGAAATGAAAGCATTTAAATCTATGCTCAATAGTTTGACATCCATTTACTCAAGACCTGAACTTGATCGTGAAACTTTAAGAGTTTGGTGGATGAAGCTTGATGATTATGATTTTAATGTAGTAAGCAAGGCTTTTGATAGCTGGGTTGATAAGAATAAATTTATGCCAACAATATTTGACATAGTTTCTTTATGCAAATTATCCAAGCCTAAAGAATATATAAAAATGCTACCTAAAAATCCTACACCATACGAAATTTTACATAACAAAGAAAAGGCAAAGGAACTAATATCCAAAGTTGTATTAAAACCAACTGATCCTAAAGCTTGGGCTAAAAGAATATTAGAACGTCAAGCAAAAGGTGAATATAGATTTGATCTTGGTGTTAAGTTTGCCAAAGAGGCTTTGAGAGTTAAATGAATTATTTATCAGTTTGTAGTGGTATAGAAGCAGCAACTGTAGCATGGCATGACATGGGATGGAATCCTGTAGGATTTTCAGAAATAGAAAAATTCCCTAGTCAGTTATTACAACATCATTATCCACATGTTACTAATTATGGTGACATGACAAAATTTAAGGAGTGGAAATTAAATGACACAATCAGACTTTTGGTTGGAGGAACACCATGCCAATCATTCTCAGTTGCTGGACTTAGAAAAGGTCTTGAAGATCCCAGAGGAAATCTCATGCTCACCTATCTTGGAATTGCAGACACTTTTAAGCCAAAATGGATTTTATGGGAAAATGTACCAGGCGTTCTCTCTAGTAACGGAGGAAAAGACTTTGCCTGCTTCCTTCAAGGGTTGGCTGAACTCGGGTATGGGTTCGCCTACAGAATTCTTGACGCTCAACATTTCGGAGTGCCACAAAGACGCAGGCGTGTGTTCGTTGTCGGATGTCTTGGAGATTGGAGAAATGCAGCCAAAGTATTATTTGAGTCCGAAAGCCTGTGCAGGGATATTACACCGAGCAGAAGTGAGAGGAAAAAAGTTGCCAACATTATTGCACCAAGCATTGCAAACTGTTTGCAAACAACCTGCAATGATTACTCAAGAGCAGACGGATTTAATATGATCACTCATGTATATGAAACACATCCTGCTGATAGTCGAGTAAAGGAAATGGGTGAAGTTTGTCAGACTGTAACTTCACGATGGGGAACTGGTGGTGGTAATGTACCAATTGCTCTAGCAGAAAACACAATTGGAAGGCAACCTCATAATGGAGGTAACGGTAATGGTTTTACAGAAGGTGGTCCAATGTATACATTAAATGCAACAGGTGTGCATGGAATTGCTTATGGCTTTGAGCCTGGTATTACAAAACGTGAAGGCAATCCATCAAGATTTACTGAAGAAATGTCACCAACATTAAGAGCGCAAATGGGTGACAATCAAGTTGCAGTTGCATATCCAATTTCTTGGGATTCTGAATTAAATCCTAATATAGATAAAATGGGAACTTTAATGCGCGGCGGTCAAGGTGGAAGAATGGATGGTGTAATGCAAACTAATATGAAAGTTCGTAGATTAACGCCAATGGAATGCGAAAGGTTGCAAGGATTTTCTGATAATTATACAAATATTAAAGAAAATTGTCCTGATGGTCATAGATACAAAGCATTAGGAAACTCTATGGCAGTTCCTGTAATGAAATGGATTGGTCAAAGAATTAATTATGTCAATGGATTGTGAGTATTGTAATGAAAATCGTGGTCGTTTTAATTTTAATAACGAGTGTTGTTGGGTGCGCTGGCTACGACGTGCTTATAAACCACACGCAAAAGCTATGCTTGAACGGTATCAAAAAAAGCATGGAAGATCATCAATGTTAGAACTTATCAGAAAGGTAAAACATGAAACGCTTTAGTGTAATTATTGAAGTTGAAATAGACGAAAAGAAATATAATGAAGTTGAGTCATGGGGTGTAGAGCCTTCTGATTATGTCAACTCTGTTATTTCAGATCATGCAAAAGACAGAGGCTTTCTTATGAAAACTTCTGTGACGGAAGTGGAGCGCAGCCTATACAATAGATTACGAATTGCAGCCGATGATTTTATTGGCAAAGATGCAATTGCAGATATTGAAGAAGCTGCATTAGCAAACGCAAGATGTATTCATGGAAAATGTGAGGACTAATATGGATTTTACTTATGCTGTAATGGATTGTGGCGATATGATTAGAAAATATCGCTGGTCTAGCAAAGAAGCTAAATGGTATCAAGACACGCATAAAGATATTCAAGTAATACGTTTACCTAAAGCACCAAAAGAAAATGTATTTGATTTAATTAAAGCAGAACCTTTATTTTAGGAGGTGTTATGGCACACGAAGCAGGGAAAGGCGATATGTATAGATCAGTCGATCAAAAAAAGTTTGATGAAAACTTTGAGCGCATATTTGGAGTTAAAGAAAAGAAAGTTGACTTTGAATATGAATTACATCCATCAACAGGTGAGGTTATAAAAAAATATGTTACTAAATAGTTTTTATGGAACTAATCTTCCTATTACCACAAAAGATATTGAGTTTGTAGAAAAAAGAAATATTAAAGTTCAAGAATTAAAAAGACAAATGGGTAATAAATATATATTATCTAATGTCATATCAATTCACAACAGAGGAGAGCAGCATGGCATCAGTAAATAAAGTAATCGTATTAGGCAATCTTGGTAAAGACCCTGATTTAAGACATTTACCAAACGGTGACGCAGTTTGTAATTTTAGTTTAGCAACAACTGAATCATGGAAAAACAAAGACGGAACTAAACAAGACAAAACCGAGTGGCATAACATTGTAATATATCGAAAGCTTGCAGAGATAGCAGGTGAATATTTAAAAAAAGGCCGCCCTGTGTATATTGAAGGCAGACTTCAAACTCGTAAATGGCAAGACAAAGAAGGAAAGGATCGCTACACAACGGAAATCGTTGCAGATGAAATGCAAATGTTAGGCAGTCGTGAAGAAGCTAAAGAAGTTTTTAAAACACCTGCTCCAGCTAACTTTGATGACATGGAATCTGACATCCCTTTTTAACTATGCAAGATGATTTTGACAGAGCCAGCGATTTAGAACAACACGATAGAGATGAAGCTATTAAATATATTAGAGATCATCAAAAACCTATTGAATCAAACGGCTCTTGTCTAAATTGTCAATCACCTTCTATTAAACGTTTTTGCGATATAGATTGTCGCAATGATTACGAGAGACGACACCATGAGAACAGATTACTTACCTAAAGTTATTAGACTTGTAGGAAAGCTGCAAGCCGATACAGCCATAAGCGCAATACAAAATGCACCAATAGATACAGAACGGCCACTTGAAGTTATTATTCGTGAAGAACAAAAAGGCAGATCATTAAGCGCTAACGCTTTAATGTGGGCTGGGCCATTAAATGACATAGCTAGTCAAGCATGGGTTCATGGCAAACAATATTCAGCTTTAATATGGCATGAATATTTTAAAGAAAAATTCTTACCTGATTTTCCTGATCCTACACAAGTTAAAGAAGGTTATCGTAAATACGAAGAAACACCTGACGGCAGACGAGTGTTAATTGGATCAACTCAAAAGCTAACCAAGCATGGATTTAGTTTATATATGGAACAAATTTACGCTTACGGTGCAGAATTGGAAGTAAGATTTAGTGAAACCGATCAAGCCCAAGAAGTGTAAGGTTTGTAAAGTAGAATTTACGCCAAACAAACCACTTCAACAAGTATGTGGGTTTGAATGTGCATTAGAGTTAGCTAAAGACAAAAGAATTAAAACTGTTAAAAAAGAAGTTAAAGAAGCAAAGTTAAAACTAAAGAGCCGATCCGATTGGTTAAAAGACACACAAGTAACATTTAATAAATATATTAGGTTAAGGGATCAAGATGACGGTTGTATTAGTTGTGGGTCAAAGAGTGCCTACGCATATCATGCAGGCCATTACAGAAGCATTGGAAGTGCAGGACACCTTCGATTTAACGAGCTTAACTGTCACCGACAATGCTCGGCCTGTAACACCCATTTATCTGGTAATCTCATCCGATACCGACTCGGACTTATTAGAAAAATTGGAATACACGCTGTTGAAGCACTCGAATCTGATAACGACACAATAAAGATTGATATAGAACAAATAAAGATACTTAAAGCTCATTTTTCTGCTAAAATAAAAGCTCACGAGTCTAAATAGCTTGTGAAAATTTAGCTAAATTTAAGATTAAAATAAGGAACTTATCATGGGTATGAAAGATAAAGAAAAATATACACTAGGTGCATCAGGTGAGAAAATGCCTAAAGGCGTTTTAGCTTCTGATATGTCAGGTGAAAGAAAAGAATCAGTAAAAGGTGGCGTTGGTATGGGTAAGATGGATGCTGTCGGTGCTGATAAGCAATTTAAAGGCGGTAGTTCAGAAAAAGTTTGTTATGAACACAAAAGAGCTTCATACGATTTAGAAGATAAATACGAAGGTAAGTAAAACGAAAACCCAACCAGCCCTAGACTGATTGGGAGTTCTAACCAAGTAATAATGGAGGTTTATTAAATGGCTACATCAAATTCTACAGATAGTTGCATAGCTTGTAAATTCTTTATTACAGGCGGTCAATTAGGTTCTTGTCATAGATACCCACAATCCCTTACAAAAGCGCCTAGCGAATGGTGCGGTGAATTCATATTTGCTAACGTAGCAAGAACTAAAGACGAAGTCATGCCTGAACCCATTATTAGTAACCTATTAGAATCTAAACCTATTCAAATTGAAACTAAACCTAAAAGGATTAAGAAATGATAAGACCCTTTGCAGATAAGATATTAGTAAAACCAATTGAGCGTGAAGCCAAGTCAACTATTCCTGGCTTTATATACCATGAAGAATACAATACAGGCGTAGTTGTAGCAGTTGGCCCTGGCAAAAAAATCAAAGAAGGCAAGTATGAGCCTGTTCATGTTAAAATAGGTGATAAGATTAGATTTGGAACTATGGGTAAAGACGAGTATCTTAAATTTCAACCTGTCATGGATAACGGTGAGAAGTTTCTTATCATGTCATGGCAAGATGTCGCATTTATAGAAGAAAGCGAGTAAAATTATGCCTTTAAAGAAATCAACAAGTCCTAAAGCGTTTACATCAAACATTAAGGCAGAGATTAAAGCAGGAAAACCACAGAAGCAAGCAGTTGCAATAGCTTATGCGGTAAAACGTGAAGCATCAAAGAAAAAATCTAAATAACTAACAAAGGATACTATCATGGCCATTAAGTTGGAACTTGAAATCAAAGAAGCAGAATTAGTCGTAGCAGGTCTATATAAACTACCAATGGAAGTAGCAGAGCAAATCGTAGTCAAGATTAAAACTCAAGCTATCCCACAAATAGCAGAACAACAAGAGGCTGACAAAGCTAAAGCTGAACCTGCATCTGAAGAACCAACAGTCTAATGCAAATAGAACAGAGGTTGCTATCGGAGCTAATTCCGTATATCAACAACTCTAGGAAGCATTCAGACGATCAAGTTACGCAAATAGCGGCTTCGATTAAAGAGTTTGGATGGACTAATCCTATATTAGTTGATGGTGATAATGGAATTATTGCAGGCCATGGTCGCATTATGGCGGCTAAAAAGCTAAACATGACTGAAGTCCCTGTCATTGAGTTAGCACATTTATCAAAAGAACAACGCAAAGCATTAATCATTGCGGACAATAAACTAGCACTAAACTCTGATTGGGATTCGAATTTACTAGCTATTGAGCTAAAAGACCTACAAGACTTGGGCTTTGACCTAAACCTTACAGGCTTTAATGCGGATGAGCTTGCTAACTTATTACTTCCTGAACAAGTTGCTGGTTTAACCGATGAGGATGCAACTCCACCTATTCCTGACGAGCCTAAAACAAAGTTAGGGGATGTATATATATTAGGCAATCACAAGCTTATGTGTGGCGATAGCGCAAACCTAGATGATGCAGAAAAGCTTATGGATAATGATTTAGCAGATTTAGTATTTACTGATCCACCATACAATGTAGCTTATTCAGGCAGGGGTGCTAATAATTTAGGCACAATTAAAAATGATGATATGTCAAACGATGATTTTGAACAGTTTTGTCGAGATATATTTACAACCTATCATACATATATGAAGCCATTAGCTTGTATTTATGTATGTCACCCTGATAGTCAATCTGCACCAAAATTAGCTTTTGAAAAGACTTTTGCTGAACAATTTAATAAATCATCCACTTTAATATGGATGAAGCAATCTGCTGGCATGGGATGGCAAGATTACAGGGCGCAACATGAGCCTATTCTTTATGGATGGAAAGAAGGATCAGGCAAACATTTTTATAGCGGTGATAGGACAAAGACCACAATATGGAAAATAGGCAGAGATGCTCAAGCCAGTTATGTGCATCCAACTCAAAAACCTGTAGCATTACCTGAAGAAGCTATAAATAATAGCTCTAAAGGCATGGACATAGTATTAGATTTATTTGGTGGAAGCGGAAGCACATTAATAGCCTGTGAAAAAGTAGGCCGTAAAGCAAGATTAATGGAACTTGATCCTAAATATTGTGACGTAATAGTTAAACGCTGGGAAGATTTCACAGGAAAGAAAGCCGAGCTAATACAAAATGACTTATAAAAGATGGTTTATTGTATTTAGCCACGATCAATCACCATTAGATGAGTGTATATTTACACATAAGGCTAAAGCACAGGCTAAATTAGATACTTTAAGCAATAAGAATAAGCTAAATGTGGTGCAATTAGAGTTTACTTTAACTAAACTTGTAAGCGCTTGATTACATACACATTATATAAAACACTTTGGGTCAATAAAAAAGATGCTAGAACATACACCAACAGAGAAGACTAAAGAGCAAGTATTAAGTGCTTCAGGGCTAGGATTGCCTCAATTGCAAATAGCGGCATTACTTGGCATATCTGATGTGACGTTACGTAAACACTATGAGAAAGAACTAGCGGTGGGCAAAGCAACTGCATCGGCTCAGGTGGCTAAATCTTTATATAATAAAGCTGTATCAGGTGATACTACTGCTGCAATATGGTGGACTAAAGCTCAAATGGGCTGGGGTGAAACCAATACCACTAAATTTGGTAATATTGACGGCACGCCACTTGAAGGCATACAAGTCACCTTTGTAAAGTCAGATGGATCAACAACAACTTAAAGATGCAATCGCCAGGGTTCAGTTTCCACAAAAACTAGAATGTTTATTTGAACCTAAAGAATCACGCTATCGAATACTATTTGGTGGCCGAGGCGGTGCAAAATCATGGGGAGTTGCAAGAGCGTTATTAATTAAAGGCGCTAAAGTGCCAACTCGTGTATTGTGCGCTAGAGAGTTTATGACCTCTATTAAAGACTCGGTTCATAAATTATTGTCCGATCAAATAGATGATATGGGTTTAAATGGTTTTTATGAAATAACTCAAAACTCAATTAGAGGACTAAACGGCACAGAGTTTGCCTTTGTAGGATTAAAAAACAACATAGCCAATGTGAAGTCGTTTGAAGGTATTGACATAGCGTGGGTAGAAGAAGCTCAAACCGTATCCAAGACTAGCTGGAATGTATTGATACCGACTATCCGTAAAGAAAAGTCAGAGATATGGATAACATTTAACCCTGAATTAGAAACAGACGAAACTTATCAGCGCTTTGTAGTTAATCCGCCTGACCAATCCGTTGTTCAGCGTATTAATTGGAACGATAACCCTTGGTTTCCTGAAACGCTACGATTAGAAAAAGATGCCCTAAAGAATAGGGATTTGCAGGCTTACAATAATGTGTGGGAAGGCTTATGCCGAATCACCGTTGATGGCGCTATATTCGCTAATGAGATGAATATGGCGGATCTATCAGGTAGAATAACAAGAGTGCCTTACGATGCAACCAAACCTGTTCATGCGGTATTCGATTTAGGATGGGCAGATCACACAGCTATATGGTTTGTGCAATTCATAGGTATGGAAACAAGGCTTATTAGATATTTGCAGGATACGCAAAAAACTATTAGTCATTACTTGGCTGAAATGCAAAAGTTTGGTTATATATACGACACTTTGCACCTGCCACACGATGCCGAGAGTAAAAACATTGCTTCTAATGGTCGGTCTATTAATGACATAGTAAGAGCAGCAGGATACAAAACTAACATTTTACCTAGAGTTCCTGTTGTAGATTCTATAAACGCAGCAAGAACCATATTCAATAGTTGCTATTTTGATAGAGAAAATTGCGAGGATGGGTTACAATGCTTACGACATTACCGATATGAAGTTGATGCTGATACAGGTCAATTTAGTCGAAATCCACTCCATGATGTATATTCGCATGGCGCTGACGCATTTCGCTATATAGGTTTAATGATCCAAGACAAAAAAGAACGTAAAGCTCAAAAATTAACTTATAGTCCTGGCGCAAGCTGGATGGGATAAAACATGGCAGAAGATAGCATTCAACAAAGTGACAACGATCCACGCATAGCAGATGCGATTAAATTCCTACAGTTTGCCAACGAAGCAGACCAAAACAATAGATCAGAAGCTTTAGAAGATTTAAAGTTTGCCGCAGGTGACCAATGGCCTGTTGAAATTCAAAACAGCCGAGTATTAGAAGCTCGCCCATGTCTAACAGTAAACAAAGTTGACGCTTATTGCCGTCAAATCACTAATCAGATGCGCCAACAAAGACCACGCATTAAAGTGCATGGCATGAATAACGAATCAGACGCAAGAATGGCAGAAATCCTACAAGGTATATGCCGTCACGTTGAAACACAATCAGACGCAGATCAAGCTTATGACAAAGCAGGTGACTTTGCAGTAAGAATGGGTTGGGGATATTGGCGTGTTACTACAGATTATGTTCGTGACGATTCATTCGATCAAGAAATCTACATCAGAGCTATTGATAATCCTTTCACAGTTTACTTTGACCCTAATTCTGTTATGCCTGATGGATCAGACGCAGAAACAGTTTTAATTACTACAGTCGTATCAAAAGACAACTTCCGTAAAATGTATCCTAAAGCCGAAACTGAACAAGGTTTTACAATGCGTGGCACAGGTGACACTAATCCTGAATGGGTTATGAAAGAAGATATTAGAATTGCAGAATACTTTTACACAGAACGCAAAGCTATTAAAGTTCATTTACTATCAGACGGCTCAAGCGTTAAATCAACCGACTTACCTTCACAAGATATATTAGACGCAGCAGGCATTACTATTGTTGAATCTCGTGATTCGTTTGAGAAGAAAATTAAAGTATGCAAATTAACCGCTATGGAAGTATTAGAAGAAGGCGAATGGGCAGGTAAATATATTCCTATTGTTCCTGTGTTTGGTCAAGAAACTGTAGTCGAGAACAAGAAGAAGAAGTTTGGTATTGTTCGTATGGCTAAAGACCCACAAAGAATGTATAACTTTTGGCAAACTTCACTTACCGAATCAGTTGCATTAGCACCAAAAGCTAAATGGCTATTGGCTGAAGGCCAAGATGAAGGCCACGAAAATGAATGGGCTATGGCTAACATTAAATCTATGCCTGTTTTGCGTTATAAGCAAAAAGACATTGATGGCAACCCAGCTCCAGCACCACAAAGATTACAACCTGAACCTCCTCCAGCTGGCATTATGGCCGCAGCTCAATCTATGACTACTGACTTAATGCAAGTAGTAGGTATATTTGATCCAGCTCAACTACCACAAGGCAATGTTTCAGGCAAAGCATTACAAGGTCAACAACAACAAGTTGATATGACTAATTTCCATTACTATGACAACTTAACTCGTTCTATCCGTCAAACAGGTCGAATCATCCTTGATCTAGTTCCAAAGATATATGATAGAGAAAGAGTATTAAGAATTATTGGTGACGATGGCAAGCCTGAAATTTTAACTATTAATCAATATGGCCAAGACGAAGAAGGTATTAGTAAGATTCTTAATGATGTAACCGTAGGTGAATATGATGTTGTTATGGATACAGGCCCAGGCTACAACTCTAAACGTCAAGAAGCAGTTGAATCTATGATGGCTTTATTTGCAGCTGATCCTAGTTTAATCCAACAAGCAGGTGATCTATTGGTAAGAAACATGGACTTCCCAGGCGCAGAAACGATTGCTGATAGGTTAGCAGTTAATAACCCATTAGCTAAAGTTGATGATAAGTCTAAAGTGCCACCAAGAATTCAAATGCAACTCCAACAACTCCAAGCACAAAACCAACAATCACAACAAGCTATTCAACAGCTTCAAATGGTTATCCAACAACGTCAAGACATTGAAGGAGTTAAACAAGATGCAGAAACTAAACGTAAACTTATGGATGTCACAGCTAAAGCTCACGATAGTGAATTGCGTGAACAAACTAGCAAGCGTAATACAGACACTGATAACGACACTAAAATCCAAATTGAGCAACTTAAAGCGCAAATAGCGCTTATACTAGCTAATATGGATCACCAACAAGCACATTTAGCTAATCAAGAAACAACAGAAAGGGCAATATAATGGCACTCGTAACCAGCAAAACCAAAGCAATGCACGATAAGAAACACATGGAAATGCAATCAGGCAAATCTACAGAACAAACTAACTCTGGTGAATTAGCAGATCAAGCTTATGCTTTATCAGCGCAAAAGTTTCCTTCAGGCGATGCTATGAAAGCCCATGCTGTAGCAGCTGAATCTTATTTAAAAGAAGGTCAGCACGAATTAGCTACTAGACATAGAGAGCTATCACATAAACACTTTCTAGGTTTAGCAAAGAACGATTGATTATTAAGTAGTTTTATAGTATAAAGCAACAATCTACCAATGGAATCATTGGGTAAAAATCTTGGAGTCATCCATGTCAGAAAAAGAAGCAGGAAGTGTAGTAACTTCTGCCAACGCAGAAGAGTTTTATGCAAACAGATTGGGTTTAGCTGAAGAAGCACCTGTTGAGGCTGTAGAAGAAAAATCCGCAGAGCCAACAGAGGAAGCAAACGATCAGAGTGAACAGCCAACTGAAGAAATAGAAACAAAAGCAACAGAAGAGAAGAAACAAAACCCCAAGCTTGAGAAAAGATTTTCAGAACTAACAAAGCAACGTGAAGAAGCTCGCAAAGAAGCGGCTAAAGAACGTGAAGCTCGTGAGTCTTTAGAAAGTCGTATTAAAGAGCTAGAAGGAAGAGCTGAACCGAAACCTGTAGAGGAAAACGTTAAGCCTTCGCCAAGTCAGTTTAATGACGCGTTTGAATACGCTGAAGCATTAGCTGAATGGTCGGCAGAAAATGCCCTTTTGAATAGAGATAAAGCCGAAGCTGAAAGAAAAATTCAAGATGAACGACAACAAGTCATTAAATCTTGGAATGATCGATTAGTTAATGTTAAGGCGGATTTACCTGATTATGATGAAATGATTGCCTCTGCATCCGACATAACTGTCAACGATGCTATTAGAGATGCAATGTTAGAGTCTGAACAAGGCCCTAGAATACTTTATCATTTAGCAGAAAATCCTGAGCTAGCAGAAAAGCTAAATACTTTATCAACAGTGAGCGCCCTTCGAGAAATTGGAAAGTTGGAAGCAAAGTTTGAGGCTAGTGAAACACCTAAAGATGCCAAGACTGACGCTGAAACTAAACCTTCTATTGCACGCAGCAAAGCACCTGCACCAATTAGTCCTATAAAGACGAGTTCAGCAGTTGCCGATGTTGGAGTAGGTTCTGATGGTGAATTCCATGGCACTTACCAACAATGGCGTGAATCTCGTAAAGCAGGAAAAATTAGGTAGCAGGATATTAAACTCTTAAAATAAGGAAATATCATGGCTAATAATTTACTAACCATTAGCAAGATCACCAACGAAGCGTTGATGGTTTTGGAAAATGAATTAACATTTACTTCAGAAGTTGATCGTAACTACGATGACCAATTTGCTGTTGTAGGTGCAAAAATTGGTAACACTGTAAACGTTCGTAGACCTGGTCGTTTCATCGGAACAACAGGCCCAGCATTAAACGTTGAAGATTTCAATGAAACTTCAGTCCCTGTTACTTTATCAACACAATTTCACGTTGACACACAGTTTACAACTCAAGACCTAGCATTATCTTTAGATATGTTTAGCGACAGAGTTCTTAAACCAGCTGTTGCAGCGATTGCAAATAAGATTGATCGTGACGGTCTTACAACTGCTAAAAACAACACAGCAAACATTGTGGGTTCAGCAGGCGTAGCTCCTACAGGTTTAATCACTTACTTATCAGGCCAAGCATATCTTGATTCTGAAGGCGCTCCTAGAGATGGCCGTAGATCATGTATCGTTGAGCCATTTACATCAGCAACTATTGTTGACAGCTTAAAAGGTCTTTTCAATCCTACAGCTGCTGTTTCTGCTCAATACACTAAAGGTTTAATGGGTCGTGATTCAGGTGGTATGAATTGGAAATTAGATCAAAACGTTGTTTCACAAACTTTTGGTTCTTATGCAACTGCTACATTAGCTTGTGCTACTACAACAGCTACAGGTTTCTTAACAAGTGGTTGGGCTTCAACTTCAACTATTGCTTTAACAGCTACTACAGCTACAGCAGGTTTGAAACAAGGTGACGTGATTACTATTGCAAACGTTTATGCAGTTAATCCACAAAATCGTCAATCTTACGGCAAACTTCGTAACTTTGTTGTTACTGCTGACGTTACTGTTGCTACTTCAGGCACAACTTCTGTAACTGTATCACCTGCTGTTATTTCAGGCGGTCAGTTCCAAAACGTGTCTATCTTATCAACTTCTGCAACTGCTGCTGTTACACCATTCAACAACACAGGCGTTGTTTCACCACAAAATATCATTATGCACAGAAATGCGTTTACATTAGCAGTAGCTGATCTTGAGCTACCTGACGGTGTTCACTTCGCTGGTCGTGCATCTGATAAAGAAATTGGTTTATCAATGCGTGTTGTTCGTCAATACACAATCAACAACGATAGTATTCCTACTCGTTTAGACGTATTGTATGGTTGGGCGCCGCTCTACCCAGAGTTAGCTTGCCGCGTAGCAGCTTAATGTAACGGTGAAGGGGCGTAAAAACCCCTTCTATTAACTAAACAAAAAGGAAAATATTATGGCTACTTCAAATCCAGGCCCAGCAATAACCCAAGGTGGACACCCACAAGTATTAGCTACTAATCAAGCATTAAGATTGTTAGCAGTTGCTACAGGTGTAAACGCTAATGCAACAGGTGATACAGTTTTACCTATCATCGATTCATCTTCATACTCTGTTAAATTTGTTGTTGCAACTAATGCTTCAGTAAGTTTAAGTTCAGCTGCCGCAGGTGTATTTACTGCACCGTCAGCAGGTGGAACAGCAATTGTGTCTAATGCAGCTTTATCTGCATTAACAGGCTCAACTGTTGTATCAGAAAGAACTGTTGCTTCTACAGCTGCTCAAACAGGTCAAAACTTATATGTAAACGTTGGAACTGCACAAGGTGCGGCTGCAACATTCGACATTTATGTTTATGGCTATGATTTCACAGCTCTATAAGCATTAAAGTAATAAGAGAAGAAGCCATTAAATTTCTAATGGCTTTTTTTCCATGTATAGTATAATTAACCATATCTAGTTTCTAGATTTCTTTGCAAAGGAAAAATCATGTCAAAAACAACTATTAGTCGTGGCAATGTATTAGCGCACACGATTGTTCAACTCACATTACCAAGCACGACATTCTCTACAACATCAACTGAAGTTACTCTTACTGTTCCTGGCGTTAAATCAACAGATAAAATTCAAGCTCAAGTTGATGCTGCAATGACTGTTGGTGTTGGTATAGGTAACGTTTACACAAACGCTGATAATACAGTTATTGTTCGTTTACTTAACTTAACAGGCGCATCAGTAACGCAAGCAGCCGCAACATTATTGTTAAGTGTTAAATCTTGTGAAGATAGCCCTATTCCTGCAACTGTTTTATAAGGAAAAATCATGGCTAATACCACAGTTTTTAAAGCAGCAGGTAAAACATCAGTTATTGCTGTTACAGCTACATCATCAACCTCGATTACTATTAGCCCTAATACTAACGACCAAGTTAATTTTGCTACATTTTTAAATGTTGGCGCTAAAGCTTGTGCTGTTAATGTATCTAGTTTAGCTACTGCTCCAGCTGCGGTATTTCCAACAGCAGGCACTCCAGGTGATTTTGTATTGCCAGCAAGTATGACATATCCTATTACTTTAGTAATTCCGCCAGCTCCATTTCAAATTACTGCAATTTGTGGCGGTAGCGATACAACTACGCTGTATGTAACCCCTGTTGGCGATCAATAATATTAAGGAAATAAAATGACTAGTCCTGCTCAATCAGCGGTTCAAAACTTATTGCCTGTTCAGGCATATTTTGACGCACAAGATAATTTTGTAACGTTTATTGGGCAGAACAAGCCATTCTACGCAACAGCAAATCCTAGTCAGTCAAATGTAAACATCACAAACAGCACGATCAATAGCACGACTATTGGTGCGACTACGCCCTCAACAGGTGTATTTACTGATATACAGACTACAACAGGCTCAATTACAACAACTCCTTCTGCGGCTACTGATATTGCTAATAAACAATATGTAGATTACGCATTATTAGGTCTTTCATGGAAAGAACCAGCTAAAGCCGCTACAACAGTAAACATTACTCGTTCAGGCGCACAAACAATTGATACTGTTTCAGTTGTTGCAGGTGACATAGTTTTAGTTAAAAACCAAACAAATCTTGCAGAAAATGGTATTTATCAAGTTCAAACAGGTGCATGGACTTACGCTATTGGTTCTACAACATGGGCGCAATATGTAGGTGCGGTTATCTATATTGTAGGTGGTAGTCAAGCGACTGCTGCATTCTATACAACTGCTCAACCAGGTGGCACATTAGGCACAACTGCCATGAATTGGTATAACTTATCATTCTCATCAAGCTACACCGCAGGCACAGGCCTTACTTTAGTAGGCACACAATTTAGTATTACAAACACAGGCGTTACAGCTGCTTCAGTAGGTTCTGCAAGCAAAACTTTAACGGCCACAGTTAATGCACAAGGTCAATTAACAGCTTTAGCCGATACAAACATAGCTATTGCAGGATCACAAATTACATCAGGAACTATTGGTTCAGCATACCTCACAGGCTCTTATACAGGCATCACAGGCGTTGGAACACTAACGGCTGGCACTTGGACTGCTTCAACTATTGGCGTGGCTTACGGTGGCACAGGTGCAACAACATTGACAGGTTATGTCAAAGGTAGCGGAACGGCTGCTTTAACTGCATCAGCTTTAATTCCTACAACAGATTTAAGCGGAACAATTACAAACGCTCAATTAACTAACAGTTCTGTAACTATTAATGGAACTTCTATTAGTTTAGGCGGATCAGCTACAATTACTGCTAATAATCCTTTTGCGCTTACTATTGGATCAGGTTTAAGTGGCACAAGTTATAACGGATCAGCTGCGGTTACCATTGCAATTGATTCAACAGTAGCTACATTGTCAGGCACACAAACACTAACTAATAAATCAATTAGCGGATCAACTAATACTTTAACTAATATCCCTAATACTGCATTAACTAACTCATCTATTACTTTTGGCGCAACTGCGGTAAGTTTAGGTGCAACAGTTTCAGGTTTTAACGCTGTATCTATCGGTGCAACAACAGCTTCAACAGGTGCGTTTACTTATATATCAACAAGTAGTTCTACTAGCACAACACCTGTATTAAGTTTTAATGCTTCTAACTCACCTTATGCAGCTGGCGCAACTATTTCAGGTAGTTATTTACAACATTTATTACAAAACAAGTCAGGAACTGCTGGCGCTTCTACAAACTATGTATTAAGTAACGATTTAGGCACAGACTCAACTTATTATGGTGAGTTTGGTATGAATTCATCTGTATTTACTGCTTCAGGCACTTTTGCAGATTTCTATTCTATTAATAACGGTATTTACTTTTCAGGTCACGATGGTGACATGAGCGTTGGATCAGGTAACGGATATAAATTATATTTAACATGGGGAACATTAGGCCAATCAGCTCACGTTATTAACGCATCAGGTGCTATTGGACTATCAACTAATTTAGGAACAACTGCTGCAACTACAGGAACATCAGGATTTGGCACAAGTGGCCAAGTATTAACTTCTGCTGGTTCTGCTGCTGCACCTACATGGACTACAATTACTTCAGGTGTAAGTATTACAGACGATACAACAACGGCTGCGGTTCGTTATCCATTATTTACCTCTGTTACCACAGGAAGCATTACAACTGAATATGTAAGTTCTACTAAATTCCAATTTAACCCAAGCACAGGCGTATTAACTTCAACTTCGTTTGCAGGCGCAGCTACAGGATTGACAGGCACAGCATCTATTAACATTAACGGAACTGTAGGCGCTACAACGCCAAGCACAGGCGCATTTACAACATTATCTGCATCTAGCACAGTATCAGGCACAGGATTTAGCACATATTTAGCTTCACCGCCTGCAATTGGTGGCACAGCACCAAGCTCAATTAAAGTAACTTATGGTTATTCACCTAACTTAACATTAACAGACGCAGCAACTATTGCATGGGATACATCTTTAGGCCAAGTGGCTACATTTACTTTTGTATCAACAAATAGAACAGTGGGCGCACCAACTAATTTAGTTAATGGTGGATTCTATGGACTAGCAGTTATTCAAAATTCAGGTAGTAATACTTTAACTTGGAACGCTGTGTTTAAATGGACAGGTGGCGTTGCACCAACGCTTTCAACTGCTGCATCAGCTAAAGATTACTTTGTATTTAGATCAGACGGCACAAACCTATACGAACAAGGTCGCTCATTGGGAGTTGCTTAATGTTTCCTGTTTTATCAGCTAACGGAACATCAGGATATAACTTAACTAATTCTTTAAGATTTAGAAATAGTGCATCTGCTTATTTATCAAGAACTCCAGCAAGTGCATCCAATCAACAAATATGGACTTGGAGTGCATGGGTAAAAAGAGGTCAATTAGGAGCATACAGAGCTTTATTTACAGGAAGAACTTCTGCATCTGCAACATACACAATTACAACATTTACTGACACAGATAATTTAGCATTTTATGATAATGGCGGTGCAACACTTATTACAACTTCTGTTTATCGTGATCCTTCAGCTTGGTATCATATTGTTTATGCTGTAGATACAACACAAGCAACTGCCTCTAATAGAGTTAAAATTTATGTTAATGGTGTTCAAGTCACTGCATTTGGAACTGCAACATATCCTACACAAAATGCAAATTTAAATGTAAATTCAACTGCTACCCATGTAATTGGTGATAATACAGGAGCCGCTCAATATTATGATGGATATATGACAGAAGTTAATTTTGTTAATGCTCAACAATTAGCACCTACATCATTCGGCTCTACAAACGCAACCACAGGTGTATGGCAACCAGCTAAATACACAGGCACTTATGGCACTAACGGTTTTTACCTTAACTTTAATAGCATAGCCCTTACATCAGGTTCTAACACAGGACTTGGTAAAGATAATTCAGGTAACGGAAACTATTGGAATACTAATAACATATCTGTAACTGCTGGCACAACCTATGATGCTATGACAGATGTGCCTACGCTAACAAGTGCGACTGTGGCTAATTATGCTGTAATGAACCCATTATGGACAGATGGCACTGTTTCTATTACTCAAGGAAACTTAAATGTTTCTAGTGGTAATTATGGTGGTTTTTCTACACTTACTATTCCAACAAATTCTAAATTTTATGCAGAATTTACTGTTACTGCAACACAAGGTAATCAAGGCGTTGGTATCTTAAAAGCTGCAAATGCTTATAGTGGTGTTATAAGTCAAGCAGATATGTTTGGTTCTAATTCTGTTACTTACTATTGCGTAAACGGAAACAAATTTGTATTAGGTGGGGGTTCAACTGCTTATGGCTCATCATGGGGAACTGTTGGTGATGTTATTGGTATTGCTGTTGATACAGTAAACAATCAAATTACATTTTATAAAAACAATACATCACAAGGTGTTATTACAGGACTTACTTCAGGTATTGAATGGGTGTTTTCAACAGGTAACCAAACCAGCACGGGTGGAGGAGCTTGGAACTTTGGACAACGCCCATTTTCTTACACAGCTCCATCAGGATTTGTAGCATTAAACACATATAACTTACCTACAAGCACTATTGTGCAAGGTAATAAATATATGGATGCAACGCTATGGACAGGAACAGGAGCTTCTAATTCTATTGTTAATACAGCCGCTTTTAAGCCTGATTTTGTTTGGATTAAACAAAGAAATGGAACTGCATGGAACAATTTAAACGATTCAGTTCGTGGCGCACAAAAACAACTTTATTCAAATAGCACTTCAGCAGAAACATCTGTTACAGATGAACTTCAATCTTTTAATAGCAATGGTTTTACTTTATCAACTTCAACCAATGTAAATGGTTCAGCTAATACTTATGTAGGTTGGCAATGGCAAGCTGGTCAAGGCTCATCAAGTTCTAATACTAATGGTTCTATCACATCTAATGTATCTGTAAACACAACTGCTGGGTTTAGTGTGGTGACTTATACAGGAACAGGAACAGCAGGAACTATTGGACATGGTTTAGGAGTTGCACCAGCATTTACTATATTTAAAAATAGAACTTCAGGAACTCCTAATTGGGTTAGCTATCATAAATCTTTAGGAGCAACAAAAGGTATTTATTTAAACCTTACAAATGCAGCTGCTACTGATAGTGTATGGCAAAATACATCTCCAACATCAAGTGTAATAAGTATTGCTGGTTCAGCAAGTGCAAATGTAAATACAAACGGAAATAATTATGTTTGTTATGCTTGGGCAGAAATAGCAGGGTTTAGTTCTTTTGGTTCTTACACAGGTAATGGATCAACTGATGGAACTTTTGTATATACAGGATTTAGACCTAAATTTATTTTAATTAAAGCTTCAAGTCAAGCTGGTAATGATTGGCAAATAACAGACACTAATCGTAGCACATATAACGCTGCCGCAGCATATTTATACCCTGATTTAACTAATGCTGAAGGCGGAGGTTCATTTCCTTTAGATTTATTATCTAATGGATTTAAATTAAGAAATACAACAGGCGATAATAATAATTCAGGTGTTACATTTATATATGCAGCTTTTGCAGAAAACCCATTTAAAAACGCTTTAGCAAGATAACAAAGGAAAAATTATGTTTTATTCAACAACAGACGGACAATACATTAATGAAGGACAAGCATTTACTATAAATGATGTGCAGTATCCTCAAAATTGGCTTAATCTTTCAACACCTGAAGAAAAGTTAGCTATTGGTTTGGAGGAAGTAGTTGCTACCAATCAACCTGCTAACGATCAATATTATTGGGTGTCATCAACATTAGACAAAGCAACATTAACTTACACTAATACGCCTAAAGATTTAGCTCAAGTTAAAACTACAGCAGTATCACAAATTAACGCTACTGCTTACTCTATTCTTTTACCTAGTGATTGGATGGTAGTCAAATCAGTTGAAACATCAACACCTATTAATCCTGACTGGAATACATGGCGGGCTACAATTAGAACAGAAGCAGCTAGCGCTATTACAGCTATTAATACATCAACGGATGTAGATGGTGTAGCAAGTGCAGTTAATTTAAATTGGACACTTGATCCTAACGCACCAAAAAAAGAGGTAATCAATGAACAATTATAAATGGAAGCTTGTAGAAGTTACCGCAGAAGAAGGTTTAATTACTCATGCTTATTATCATGTAAGTGCTACTGACGGTGAAAATACTGTAGAAACAGAAGGCAATTATTATTTCAAAGGCAAAGAGATTAAAATTTCTTATGAGGAAGTCAGAGAACAAACAATTATAGATTGGATTGATAAGGAAACAACCGTAGATGAGGTTTCTAGTATAAAATCTCGTTTAGATGAGCAATTATTAGAGCTTAAAAAAACCAAAACAGTTGGCTTTCCTTGGCTCGCTAACGTATTCACACCTAATATCTAGGATTTATTATGCCAAAGCCAATAGACATCATATCAAGAGCCTTAAAAGACATCGGTGCATTAGCATCAGGTGAAACTCCAACGCCTGAAGAAGCTCAAGACGCTTTTGATATGCTCAACGACCTTATTGACCAATGGTCAAACGAGGACATGATTGTCTTTAACACGACTGAAATTATATGGCCTGTTATTGCAGGACAAACTCAATACACTATTGGCCCTTATCACGCATCATCTAATTTTATTGGCGCACAATTTACAGGATCAATTACAGGTAACATTTTAACAGTTACAGGTATTACATCAGGCGCAGTTGTTCAAGGTCAAACGTTAAGTGGCACAGGCATTACAGACGGCACTAAAATTTTAGATGAACAAACAGGTGCAGGTGGTAATGTAAATTATGCAGGCACATATATACTTAATACTACTTATGCAAGCCCTGTTGCATCTACTCTTATTCAAGCTTACTATCAAAAACCTCTTGGCATTGATTCTGCTTATGTTCGTATTAACACAACTTCTAACGGTCAACCTATTGTAAATGGTGGCTTAGATTATCCAATAGCAATTTTAGCGTTGGATGATTACAACATGATTGGATTAAAAACTTTAAATGGCCCGTGGCCTAAAGCTTTATATTTCAATCCTAATTCTGATTCAGGTAATTTATTTTTATGGCCTAATCCTTCACAAGGTGAAGTCCACATGTTTGCTTCAACTTTATTTAGAAACTACGCCTCACTTAATGACGATATAAACCTTCCACAAGGCTATTCTATGGCGCTACGTTGGTGTTTAGCCGAGAGATTGATGCCTATGTATGGCAAAGCCTCACAAACGCAAATAGCAATGATTGTGGCGTTTGCTGCACAAGGTAAAGCAACATTAAAACGCACTAACATGAAACCTATGCAATCTGCAAGATTTAACGATGCACTATTATCTAGCCGTCAAAAAGACGCTGGTTGGATACTCACAGGCGGATTCTTTAGATAATGGCAGATTTTGGCTTTGTAGGCCCAAGTTATGAAGCACCTTCCATTTATCAAGATGGTCAAGAGTGCATTAACTTTCGCCCTGAAATTGATCCGTTAAAACCTGAAGGCTCAAGAGGTGTTGTAGCTTTATACCCAACGCCTGGCCTTACATCATCTGTTGTATTTCAAAACAAACAAGAAGTTCGTGGTATGCGAACTGTATCAGGTGGATTATATATGGTGGCAGTTGTTGGCCCTTATGTATATGTTTTAACTTCTACCCTAACACCTACATTAATAGGTCAATTAAATACCGCAACAGGCCGAGTAGGTATTACTGATAACGGATTAAACGTTTATATTGTTGACGGATCATATCGTTATACATGGCGCATTTCTACACCTTCCGCTGCTTTATTTACAGGCTCTATTTCAGGAACAACTTTAACTGTGACCGCAGTCACGTCAGGCACAATAGGTATTAACCAAGCTTTATTTGGTTTAGGCGTTACTAACGCAACTGTTATCACAGCTTTAGGCACAGGCACAGGCGGTGCTGGAACATACACCATTAATCAAAGCCAAACTGTAGCTTCTACATTAATGAATTCTGCGGCTGTGGCTTCAGTATTAACCGCTTCAATGTCAGGCACTACAATGACCGTAACAGTTAGTTCAGGCACATTGTATCCAGGTCAAACTATTCAAGGCTCTACTGTTTCAGCTAACACAATTATTACTGCTTTAGGTAACTCATCTGTATTGAGTCAAACTATTGCGGCAGGTGGCACAGGATATGCAGTCAACGATACTGTAACTGTATTAGGTGGCGTTTACGGAACAACGCCTGCAACCTATACAGTTTCATCTGTATCAGCTGGCGTAGTAACAGGATTAACTGCAACTAACGCTGGCTCTTATACTTCCCAACCTACTAATGATGTATCTACTTCATCAAGTGGCGCTGGCACAGGATTAAAACTTACATTAACGTTTGGCACAGGTTCAGGCGGCACAGGAACATATCCTATAAGCGCATCTCAAACTGTAACGTCAAGAACAATGTATGCGTTAAACTTTACTACTTTACCTTCTACTGATGGTGCGTTTTCAGGTGGTAATACTGTTGACATAGTAGATAATTATTTTGTTTACAATAGACCTAACTCACAACAATGGGCTGCTTCTAATCCGTTAAGTCCAATTACACCTGCTTTAAGTTTTTCATCTAAAGATGGATCACCTGATAATCTTGTATCTTTGATTGTAGATCATCGTGAAGTATATTGCCTTGGTGAAACTTCATCTGAAGTATGGGTTGACGTTGGATCATTTCCTTTTCCTTTCCAAAGAATACCAGGCACATCAACTCAACATGGTATTGCAGCTAAATTTTCTGTAGCGCGATTAGGTAACTCTTTTGCTTATGTGTCTAAAAACAATCGTGGTCAAGCTCAAATTATGATGATGAATGGTTATATTCCAACTCGCATCTCAACTCACGCTGTAGAACAAACATTATTAAATCAATATATAGATGACGCTATTTCATGGACTTACCAACAAGAAGGCCACGAATGTTATGTTGTTTCATTTCCTACATTAGATTTAACATGGGTATATGACATATCTACAACTATGTGGCATAAATGGCTATCTATTGATAACACTAATACTTATCATAGACATCGTGGTAATTGTTGCGCTGTGTTTCAAGGTAAAGTTTATGTAGGTGATTTTAGTAACGGTATTATTTATTTACTTGATCCTAATAATTACACTGATAATGGCCAAGAAATTCGTAGATTACGCAGGGCGCCTCATATTGTGACTGATTTACAACGTGAATACTTGGAAGAGTTACAAATTCAGTTTCAACCAGGCGTAGGTAATCAATCCGATCCAGGTCAAAGCCCACAAGCTATGCTTCGCTGGTCTAATGACGGTGGTTCTACATGGTCAAACGAACATTGGGTTTCTATTGGCGCAGTTGGTTTATATAAAAATCGTGCTATTTGGCGCAGATTAGGGTTTGCTAGAGATAGAGTTTTTGAGGTTGTAGTTACAGACCCTGTAAATGCAGTTATAATATCATCTAATCTAAAAGCTTCAGAGGGTGAAAACTAATGGCTACAGGAAATGGTATTTATGGATCAAGTCAGACCAATCCATACCCACAGACTGAATTTTTAGATGCTGCATCAAAAAGACCAACTCGTGCTTGGCAACAATTCTTTTTAAACTTGCTTAATTTTAGTAGTTCAACCACAGCAACTACAGGAACAGCAACGCTACCTGCTAAACCAGCAGGATTTATTAATATGACAGTAAATGGCCAACAAGTTAAAGTGCCATACTATAATGTCTAGTAAAGCTATAAATGCTATATATTTGTCTATAAAAGATAAGTTAAATATTACTGAAGAACAGTATGCAGAAATAATGAAAGATTGGGAGTTTGTTGAATTAACCCAAAACAATGAAGTAGTAGGCGCTGTAATTATAAAAGGTAATGAGCTTCATGTAGGCTATAGCAAAAAACCTACGTTTTCAATAAGAAAACATATTAAAGAAACGCTTAAAAAATTAATAGATATAAATGGTTGTGCAATAACAACTGTAATGAAAAGCAATGAAAATGGTTTAAAGTTCTGTAAACGTCTTGGTTTTGAAATAGAAAAAGAAGATCAAGATAAATTTTATTTAAAATGCGATAGGTGCAACTATGTTTAATCCAAGATTTATAGGTATTCTCAAACATCCAGGCTATAACGATCCGTTTTCAGCTGCAATTGCCGTAGGAGGTTCTTTAATTGGAAGTGCAATGTCAGCCGATGCAGCAACAAGCGCAGCCGATACACAAGCCCAAGCAGCTAGAGATGCCAACGCACAGCAACTTGCAATATTTAATACACAAAACGCACAACAAGCTCCATATAGAGCGCAAGGCTATTCTGCTCTTAATCAAATTGGCTCAATGCTTCCTGGCACATATCAACAATATGATGCTCAAGGAAATCCAACAGGCACAGGCACAGGATCAGGTTATCTTACACAACAATTTACTAATAAAGATTTGAATGCTAATTTAGCGCCTAATTACGCATTTCAATTAGGTCAAGGTCAAGCCGCAACAAGAAATCAACAAAACGCTTCAGGCGGTCTTATTGGTGGCAATGCTTTACAAGGCATGCAAGACTATACTCAAAACTTTGCAGGCAATGCTTATCAAAATGCTTTTGCAAATTTTCAAGGTCAACGTTCTAATATTTATAATACTTTAGCTGGTATTGCAGGTATTGGTCAAACAGGTCAAACAGCAACAAATCAATTAGCTACTAATTATGGAACTAATGCAGCTAATTTAACAACAGGTGCAGCCGCAGCCCAAGCAGCAGGTCAAGTGGGTGCAGCTAACGCTTATTCAGGTGGTTTACAAAACGCAGGTAATATGTATGCTTTAAGCGGTCTTTTAAATCAAAGAGGAACTGTTCCAGGCTATTCAGGTGGTTATTCATCAGGTGGCGGTGTTGGTGCATTTTTATAATAGGATAAATTATGGCTTTTAATATAGACCCAAGCATTTCTTTAGGAGTTAAGCCTCCAGCAGCTATATCATTACCTGATATGCTTAATATTGCTCGTGGCGCACAAGCATATCAACAAGCCGCTCAAGTTAATCCATATCTTGCTAGACAAAATGCCGCAGAAGCTCAAAGGTTAGAAACTGAAGCTAATGTTTCAAAAGAAACTGCTACGCCTAGAATTGAACAACAAACAGCACAAACAGGATTATCCAAAACACAAGAAAAAGTTGGTAGTTTAAAATATCAAAACGAACAAGCTCAAATTATATTTGATGAAATAAATTCAACTGCAAATGATGAGCGTATTAAAAATGCAACAGATGATGCAAAAGGATCAAGAGGCGCTTTAGATGCAATTTTTGGTGCAAAAGAAAGACTTTTAAAAAGAGGTGTAGATAAATATCAAGCTGAATCTATTGTTGCTCCATATATACAGATGGCAACAAAACAACCTAGTGCTATTTATCAAGAATATGTTAATTCACAAAGAGCAGGTGTTGGTGCTGCAAATCAAGCTGTTCTTAATGCGCCTCAAACAATGACTAACGCTCAAGGTCAAATTGTGCAAGTTACGCCTGGAACAGGGAATGTATCTGTTGCTGGTCAAACTCCTAATGCACCTCAAACAATTGCTAATCCAACTTCTGCACAAGCTTCATTAGCAAACAGAACAGTAGAAACAAATGTTCAAAATTTTGGTGATTATCAAAAAGATTTAACTGCTAGAGTTCAAGCAAGCACAAATAATGTTTTAAGAACAACAGAAGCTAGAAATTTATTAAGCAAATTTAAACCTGGTGCAGGTAGTTCAACTTATGCTGATATTGCACAAAAACTTCAAGCTATTGGCGCACCACAAGCTTTAGTTGATAAAATTGCAGGCGGTGATTTAGGCGCTACACAATCATTTAATAAATTTTTGGCTCAAAGTGTTATTGCAGGCGTTAGACAAGCCGCAGGTGGCGATCAAACTCGTGTTGCAGAAGTTGAAAATTTTATTAAAAATAATCCAACTGTAAACACAGATCCTAGAGCTTTAAGTAGATTATTTGATTTTACTGATAAACTTGCTAAAAAAGATTTTGCTGAACAAGAATTTTTACTTAATAAAATTAAAAATAATACATTAAATGCTCAAACACATTTTGGTGAAGTTCAACAATTTTTAAAAGAACAAAATATAGTTCCAAAAGTTGGCGAAAAAAAAGCAGGTGGTCATGGTAAAATTGTTGCAACTGCTAAAAAAGGCAATGTAACTTATGTTAAATATGAAGATGACTTTGTTGAGCCTCAATAATGGATAATTTATATTCATCTTTAGAAGAACGATATGGATTGCCTGAAGGCACTTTATCAGCCGTTGAAAATGTAGAAAGCGGTGGAAAAGATACTGCTGTAAGTCCAAAAGGCGCAAAAGGCAGATTTCAATTTATGCCTGATACTGCAAAAGCTTATGGAGTAGATACATCTGATCCTATAAGTTCTGCTCATGGTGCAGCACAATATTTATCTGATTTAACTAAACAATACGGAAGTGTTCAAGCAGCTTTGGCTCACTATAATGGTGGCACAAAAGCAGGTGAAGCTGTATCTCAAGGTCAAGAACCGCCAGCAACAGAAACTAAAGATTATCTTACAAAGGTTACATCCAAACTTAAAACTCCTCAAGATTTAGAATGGACTCCAATTGAAACAAGTTCTCAAACACAACAAGAAATACCTTCTGATTTGGAATGGTCATCTGTTGATTTAATTCCTAAAAAATCTAATAAATTTGAAAAAATGTCTTTTGGCAAACAATCTCTTGAAGGATTACAAAAATCATTTAGAGATTTAAGTTTGGGATCAAAACAATTGTTAGATATACCTGTTAAAGAAATTGCAGAAAAATTTCCTGAAACAACAGCTGCGTTAGATAAATTTGGTGCTAAATTTGGATTACCAACTGCAAAAGAAAGTATTGAACAAACTCCAAAAGAAATATTAAAAGAACGTGAAAAATATGCTCCATTAATGGAAACAAGTGGAGGTATTACAGGACATATTGCAGGTGATATTGGTCAAACTGTTGCAGGTGGACTTGCATTAAAAGGTTTAGGAGCTGCAAGAGCAGGTAACGCATTATTAAATCCACAAACATATAAAGCTGCTACAGGGTTAGGTGCAGCACAAGGTGCATTACAACCTACCTTGCCTGAAGAAAATAAAGCTTTTAATATTGCGGCAGGTGGTGTAGCTGGAACTTTAGGTTTAGGTGCTGTAAATGCTGTTGGTCGTGTTGCTCAACCTATTAAAAATGCACTTGCTGAAGGAAGTCAAAAAGCCATTAATATACTTAAAGAAGCTGGCGTTCCTTTAGATGCAGCTCAAGCAACAGGCTCTGCTTTATTGCATAGAGTTAAAGCATCATTAATGGATAATCCTACAACTGCTGGCGCACAAAGAGATTTTATAGCTAAACAACAAGGCGCATATAATAGAGCTGTATTAAATACTATTGGTGAAGATTCTCGTGCTGCAACATCTGAAGTTATGGGTAACGCAAGTAAAAGAATTGATAATGAATTTAAAACTATATTAAACAACAACAACGTTAATTTAACAGATGATATTGTTACTAAAATTGGAAGCATTCAACAATTAGCTATTGATGCAGAAAAAAAACCTATTTCTAATATAGCAAATAGAATATTAAAAAATGTTGATGAGCATGGTCAAATAACTGGTCAAAGTGCTTATGCAATTAAAAAAGACCTTGATATGTATGCAAGTTCATCAGATACAACGCTTGCTCATTATGCAAAAGAATTAAGAAGCACATTAATGAATGGTATTAATGATTCATTAAGTGATGCAGATAAAGAAGCCTTTCAAATAGCTAGAAATCAATTTGGAAATATGAAAACAATTGAAAGCGCTATTGATAAAGAAGGCGGTGGAAATATTAGCCCATCAAGACTTGCTCAAATTATGTCAACAAAAGCAAACAGAGCAAAATCTGTTTATGGTAAAGGCAATCAAGATTTAGTTGATTTAGCTCAAGCTGGAAGTAAAGTTTTAACAGAAAAATTACCTAATAGTGGAACAATAGCTAGAGCGCTTGCTCAAGTTGCTCCAGGCGCTGCTTTAGGAGCAGCTTATGGTGCATATCAAGGCGATTGGAAAACTGCTGGAGCTGGAGCATTAGGTGGAATTGCTTTACCTAAAGTTATACAAAAAATTATTAACGATCCTGTTGCTGCGGCATATTTAGAAAAAGGATTAAAACCAGGTGTATTAAGAACTGTTTTGGAAGCGCCTAAAAAAGGTCAATTACAAAGAATTCCAATTTCAGAATTTAATGCTTATTTACAATCTGTTCCACGAGAAAAGAAAGAATAATATATGGCAGTCAATCTATCACCCATAGGCAACGGAGTAAGTTTTTTAGGCACGACAGGACTACCATTAAGTGGTGGCAAGATATATACCTATCAAGCTGGATCATCTACACCGTTAGCAACTTACACAACCAATAGCGGAATCATAGCTAACGCTAATCCAATAGTATTAGGAACTGACGGTAGAACGCCAAGTGAAATTTGGTTGACTTACGGTTACAACTATAAATTTGTATTACAAGATTCAGTGGGTTCAACAATTGCTACATACGATAACTTATACGGCATATTAGGAACTATTCCTGCGGCTTCATCTACATTGCCAACAGGCATGATTCTTTTATGGTCAGGCTCAATTGGTTCTATTCCTAGCGGTTACTTATTATGTGACGGAACAAACTCAACACCTGACCTTCGTGATCGTTTTATTATTGGTGCAGGTAATACATATTCTGTAAACCAAACAGGTGGAACAGCCGATGCAATTGTGGTATCCCATAGCCATACTGCAACATCTACATCAACAGTTACTGATCCAGGCCATCAACATACATTAACAAATTATGGTTCTGCTCAAGCAGGAACTGATCTTGGTGGCGCACCTGTTATGGCTTCTACAGGATACTCTACATCAAGAAATCCAAATCCTACCAATTCGGCAACAACAGGGATTACAGTTGCAACTTCTACAACAACAGACACAGCAGGAACAAGTGGAACAGGTCAAAACATTCCTCCATA